CTTTTTTGGACGAATAACACGTTTCGCTGGTGATTTGTCGGTCACATAAACCTCAACGGCTACAGCAACATTGGCGTCCATTGACAATGATAGGCTATATCTATTCAATAAATACGTTTATATTATTATCAATTTTATTCATATGTAGTCACATATAACAAGCATAAAATTGCCGTTGGGTGTATCCATCCCTGAAGCAGACAAATCAACAATCTGAAGCGGACCAGTGCAACCATAAATCATTCCTGATTGTAACAATGCTTCACATTCTTCTTTTGTGGAGTGAGGTGGAATAGGCTCAAGGGTTGACTTGAATACACCGTGACGTAATATTCGGCAGTTGAAATCCTTGTATGCAATAACAAATGGTTCGTGACAATGAAGGCACGTAAATGTATAGTCCATTATAATATTATACTAACTCTATATTATTATACATTCGTTTCTATTCAATTCTATTCGTGACCATTAGACCAATTCACCAATCACCGAAATTGCTTCATCTCCTATTTCAAAACGTTGCCCGATAACACGCACCCGTATCTCTTCTTCTTCTTGTAAAAGTGTAAAACCAACACGGTCATAATGATGGTCCCGCGCAATAAATACGACAACAGGCGTCTTGGGTTCATTGAGTGTTGCGCGAATACCTGCCAAACTAATATTCTTAATCACGCACGAAAATACGAGACCTTCGACGAGAGAACACGAAAGACATTCGTAGACAACATCATATATAACATACTTTCCGTCGATGACTCCATTTGAATACGTGAGAATTTTCACACTACTTGGACGTATGAAACCCTCCGCCATACACTTTCCTTCTACGAGTTTTGAGAGAATATGTTCAAGTGTATCTTTCACGTTTCGCCCAATAATACGAAAGGGGACTTGCAATTTTTTTGTTAATAATATGGTTGTGTAAATACCTAGTTTTGGTTTGGATTGAACGACGCCTTCAATAACAGGTTGTTTTATTACACTCATAACGTTTCTGTTTCGTTCCGTATATTACTATACACGTATACTTTATTTTTCTATATACAGTTTTTCAATATTACACAATATTGTTTCTCCAGGTGTAAAGAACCATTTGTTTCCATTTACACGTTTAAGGTTAAATATGCGCAAAATAAATTCTTCAAATACGCATAATTCTTTTTGTGTCTTGAATTTGGTGTTTTCAATCGTCAGTTTATACTCATCACGAGATGTGGGTGGATAAAGAGATAGAAGGGTATTTATTGTTGTAATGGCTTCGGTTTTACCAGACTGGTCGCATCGTGCACCTTTATCACGTTTCTTTGTCATCGTCTTTACTTTAAATATCAAATATTCATTCTTAAAAAATGATATGAACCCAATAATCGTATTCATATTTTGGATGTGTCTATTTTTGAGATTGCCTAAAATAAGTTCATAATCACGGAGATCTTCAGGTTCGGCTGGTCTCCATTCATTTGTTTCGTGTCGCAATACAATAAGTGCGAATTGTGGGTCTTTCTTTTCGTGAAAAAGAAGAATGGCTTGGTCGTGAGGAACATTCAAAGCATTCGCGCCACCAGATACACTCAGAACTCGTTTTCCTACCAAAGGACGAATAATCACTTGTTGCGCGTAGTAATTCAGAAGTATTCTCTCAAATGGGGTAAGTAATTGAATCCGACCCTCACCACTAGCTGATGACATTGAATAGTTATTCTTCTTATACAAATGTTGAATCAACATTAAACTGTCGTTGTATAACAAATGTTCCAATAGATTTGCGACAACAAGTTCCAATAGTTGTTCTTTTGTAATTTGGAATTCTTCAGTTTGAGAGATTTGGTTCAGGATTTTACCACAATAATAATACCACTCTTCTTGGTCTTTCGTTGGTTTTTCATACACAGTCTGGCAAGTTTCGAACCTATTTGTAAGATTCATAAGAAGTATATCGATATCGTCTTCTTTTTCTTCAACGTCTTCTTTGTTTTCTATCTCTGTTGCCTCTGTTGCCGCTGTTGCCGCTGTTGCTTCTGTTGCCGCTGTTGCTGATTCAGGTGGATGTGCAGTTATGGCCGTTGTTTTTTGTGCTACAACCGCAGCAGCAACTTTCTTGTTTGGAACAACTGGCGTTGACGCAGCCATATCCGGACGAATATTCAGGTAATCTTCTGTTATTTCTCCTGGAAGAGGATATTCTACTGCAACGTGTTTATACGGAATTGGCGTGCTTCGTTCGTGGATACTTATGCGTTTGTTGTTGAGTTCAATCGGTTGAAATAGATAATAATCACCGATATTGATGATGCGCCCAAGACGTCCATAACGGTCATTTACGTATTCATTAGGGTCGGAAACCATTTGTGACAACGCTAGATTGATTTGCGCCACTGGATAATGACGAATATTGTTTACGTTTGTAATAATACCGTTTGCTCCAGTCTTTTTATAAAAGAATTTTTCTTTGAATAGTTCACGGATTTTATAGATGATTTTATCGAGATTCATCGACATAAACTTTTCATTAAATGTATCCAGACGAACATCACCTTTACGTCCAGAGCGACCCTTTTCGCTTTCTTCGCTTTCTTCGCTGTCGCTGTCGCTGTCGCTGTCGCTGTTTCCAAGACCATACAACTCCTCTTGTTCTTTTATCGGTTTACCATTTGAAAATGTTGGACTACATGTATACTCACACCGTTCCATATAATCACACAACGAAGAATAAGGGCGCGCACCAACTTGATAGTCTATTTGTTTTCGCGACGAGAGATTCTGTTTAACGACCTGATTCAACTGCGCAGCAGTTTGTGTATTATGCTGAACGTTTAACAAACAATCCACTGAAGATGCGCGAAGAACGCGAGAGACTATGCCAATTTTAACTGCTTTGAATTCCGATAGACGGTATAAATATAGGTCTATCGCCTCTATATCGGGGTTTGTGAGTTTACTCCCGTATAAATACAATTCAACATTTCGGTGCGAAAATGGGAGACGTTTATGACTACAGTTGCGGATGGCACGCCCAATGATTTGCTCGAGGAGGTTCATATTATACCATGGTTCAAGGATATGAACTTGACGGATATTCTTGAAATCCAGACCTTCACTTCCCGCAACTGAAATAATAACCACTTTTACATTTTCACCGTGTGTATTGTCTTCACTCGTAAGTGCTTTCAATTCAAAGAGATTGTCGGGGGAGATTGTGGGGTCACCTGTAATTATCGAATAACGCGCAGGACGGAACGGTTGGTCTGGGAATTCCATCTGATGCTGTCGTTGAGGAAGCATTGTAATTGCATCAATACTTGGAACCGGTTTGCTACGAAATAAGGAAGAGTTCGCACCGGCTACACTATATCGTGTAAATCCAATTTCTTCTAACGCAAGAGCAATCGGAACGACACCACCGTCAATATATTGACTGTAAGCAAGTATTATGCCTTCACTTGTTAGAACGCTTTCGCAAATATTCTTTATTTTTGCTGAATAACGTCCAATATTGTCGGGTGCGAAGATTCGGGATGACGCCTTTGTTGTTGTTTCGCCATTTGGCAACTTGAAGTTTCTAGTAAATTCTGGACGGTATTCAAAATTTTGGCGCATTGGAGGGTTACCTACTTCTTCATAAGACATAATATGCCGTAGACCTTCTTTACCAATACACGCGGCAATATCAAACTCGTCGTCAGGATTATTTATATACTCAATGAGAGATGGATGTGGGTATACCATATTCAATGCTTCAAGAGGTCGTTGAACAGCAGCATAACCAATCGTGTCCATATTTTCAAAAGATGGGAAATCCACCGATTCAATGATGGTGGTTTCGTTGATGGCGACGGGGGTCTCTGCTGCTATTACGGCTTTTTTGCCTTTGCCTTTGCCTTTGCCTTCTGCTCCTGGTTCCACTGCTGCTACCGCCGCTGCCGCTGCCGCCTTTTTACGCTTCACCATTGCCGTTTTTTTGTAAATATACATTGCTTTCATATCACTTATAATAAAACGATATGCCGCCTCCTGAATATCACCCGCCTGAGTCATATATACATCAATATGCTCAATTGGTTGGTCGATATGACGTCCGTTTAATTGTGTTCGCGGGTATCCTTCACCTGCCGAGGTGAACGCAAGCAATGAATGTTCTGGTGAATGTTCTCTCGGAAATATTCGATATGGAAACGTATACGGGTTTTCGCCACGCACAAATGAAACATACCCAGTCGCCTTACGAATGAGTAATTCTTTTCCAATCTCTCGACCATCGGGATCCAAACGAAAATTTCCACGGTCATCAAATACATCCGCAATTTCAATCGTCGCACGCCGGTCGTTCAAATTCATTAAGTTTATCAACCAAACGATTTCCTTATAACTATTATACATTGGTGTTCCCGAGAGAAGCAACAAGCGCACATTGTTTACCTTCTGAACAATTTGAAACAAAATCTTCGCCACACGTTTATCACGGTTATCATCGGTGATACGGATATTATGAACCTCGTCAATGATAATGAGTGTATTCGCGAATAATTTACGCAACTTCGCCACGGATAAAGTTTCAATCGCGAGTGTCTCTGTTTCAGCAGCTTTGGTAATTTCTGCAGCAGATTTACGACCTTTACGAGGCACTTTCGTCGCAACCACTGATGCTGCTACCCCTTTACGCTTTACTTCATGTATTACAGCGTCATCCTGTGAAATTCCAATACTGGATGCGTGCGTCCTCGCATAATTCGCGAATTCATTATAACCGAAAAAAGTGTAATGAGATGAAATAAGACGTCGTATCTGTTTAATCACTTTATCACGCGTCAACCCCTTCATATTCATCGGGTTTATTTCTTTGATGAATTTATTCCCAGTGCACGCGCGAATATTCCATACCCCCGGCTCAATCTCTCGGAGTTCACGTTCATCAAAGAGTTGAAGACGGAAATTTTCTTGAACGTTCGGCGATGCTATGACAATAATTTGTTGAGTTATCCCCATTTGATTCATATAATCGCGCATTTCTTCGGCAACACTAATTGCCGAACACGTCTTTCCAGTGCCGAGGCCGTGATATAACAATAAACTATTATACGGTGTCTCTACGGAGAGAAAATTACGTACGAATTGCTGATTTGGTGCGAGTTCAATTTGCGCGTTACACAGAATTTCCGCCTCTTCTTCCACGTTTTTGGTATGGTCTACATCCATTTTTGTGTCAAAGAACTCTTTACGAAGGGCGATTTTAGTATTGAAGTTGGGGTCATTTAGAGTGGGGTATAATCCTGCAGTTGCTGATGCGCCCGCCTCGTCTGCGTCGCTATCACTATCACCGTCGCCTCCGAGTATCCCAATATCGTGTAATGTCATCTCTCGTTCAAGCAGTTCTTTTTTCAGTAATAAAGTGTTGAACTCCTTACTAAATGGATTATTGAGTTCTTCGGGTTTGAGGCGTTTACGTCCTTCTTCTAAGTCACGTTTCATTTTTTCTATCGATGATTCTCTAGAAGGAATGTTAACTGACACCACCCCACCCTTGGCAGTGGATGTTTTCGGTTTTTTCAATCCTTTTTTAAATTTGGTCGTTTTACCGGTTTCGGATTCAGAATCTGGAATTACTGCTAATGCGACTGTCGCAACAGATGCAACAGAAGGAGGTTCTTCCGCAGTCGCACCCGACGCCGATGTGGCAAGTGTCAATTCTATAGGTATATTTTCATCTTCTTCAATAGGCGCCGCCTTCTGTAAGGGCAATCGTGGTTTCGGTTGAACAAATGAACGTTCCTTTAATCCTGATAAATGTGTTGGAACGAATATTGAACCATTTCCTTTATTACCTTCATTGATATCCTGATTTTCCATTTTATGTTAGAATCAGTAATCCTTTATATAACTATACGAAATAAAAAGGAAATACAAGCAAATAATACTACACATCAAAATATTCTGTAGCGGGATAATATGTTATTGATTTTACGAACAATCCCGATTTTTTCTAAATTGTAGGGTCGTATTGTGCGAATACACTCATCAAACGACATCCATTTCATCAAACCCACCTCCATAATGTCGTGTGCTTTCTTCGGTTTCTTATCTAAATCTACCATTGCTAAGAAATACTTTTGTTTATAACACTTCATATCTGAACCCATAAAGATTTCTTCAAATGGGGCGATGTTTTGGATAACATTCTCCGCAGTAATGTCATATCCGGTCTCTTCCAAGCATTCTCTCAACGCGCACGGCAAGTCTTTCTCATTATAATTCCTGCGCCCTTTCGGAAATCCCCATTCCGTCTCGGTCCAACGTGTAGTCGAATCATCGATGAAATGTTGGAGGTTTTTGATACGTCCGTCTTTTGTCCGAATCCCGCCAAGAACTTGGCGATATTTTTCAAAAGAGACATTTTCTTCGTTTTTATACTGACTGCCGCGCGTATAATCACCCCATAATAACCGCCATAACTGGTCAAATGTAAGACGCGTCAAATTTGCCTTTTCAGACATTGTCATTTCATCGATGATGCGCTGGATGTAATCTTCGTCGTTGAGAGAATACTTGCCGCGAATAAAGTCCACGAACCCGAATGAATCGCGCCGGCGTATCATCAGAAATTCAGGGCCAGTTTCACCACACCTAAATGCGATGACGCCAATGCTTGTAATTGGTGCGCGGCAGTTGTTGTAAACGTGATTATTCCGATTACAATTGTTACAAAAGTATTTGTTTCGGTCTCCACCGTTTCCACGGGTTACCGATGCGGGCGATGGTTGTTTTTGTTGTTGTCGCATTTGACTAATTTCAAGATAAGACATTGCTGATTTAGGATTGTTTACTTTTTCATCGTTTTCTGATTCCATTCTCGCGTTGCGTTTCACCAGGTATTAACGTTATTCTCTCGTTGTTTTTATGTCGTTTGATTATAAGCGAAGCGACGAAGCAGACGAAGCAATGCTTAAACTCGACGCAAAAGTATGGGGGCCACATTATTGGTTCGTGTTGATGACTGCCGCGGTCAATTATCCCGACCATATCAATGATGTCATCCGTAAAAAATACTACGATTTCATCCAGAATTTTCCAATGCTAATTCCCGACCCTGAAATGTCATCCGAATTCGCGCGAATGTTGGATAAATACCCAGTGACACCCTATTTAGATAGCCGTGATTCGTTTATTAAGTGGGTTCATTTCATCCATAATCGGTATAATATCCTTCTTATGAAGGACGAGATGTCTTTACACGACGCTCTCGAGAGATATTATTTACACTATCGCCCGAAGTCGGTCCAAATATTGGATGAACTGAAATACCGAGAGAAACTCGTGTATTTACTCTTGGTCGTGGGGCTGGGATATGCGGCGTATTATTACCATAATCGATGACGGCGAAGACGATTATGCCGATGATATTATTCGCTTCTATATATAACCACACAGACTCATAAAATGGTAAAAGCCGAATATATCGTATTTCTTGTTGCAGCATTCCTTATTGTAAACACCTACTATGATGGTAAGTTGACAAAAATATTCCAGACGAATCAAAAGTGGATAAAAATGGCGACATTTGCGTTCGTCGGTCTCTCGCTCTTCTTGTTTTTGCGTCGTAATCCGGATAACTCTAGGCAGTTGATGTTTCACGCCAATGATATCATTAAGTATATGCCGATAAGCAAGGGGACCGCGGATATGATAACACCATTTTTTGATATGACGGGGGTTCCGACCCCCCACGACGGCGGTGCGATGGGCCGCGCGATGGGCGGTCAAACGAGCGGAGTGAGTGGCAGTGCGATTGGCCGCGCGATGAGTAGCGCAATGGGGGTAAGAACCACGCCAAATATAGCACAGCCGTCGTTGGGGGGCGGAACCCCCGGCGGAACCCCGGCCGAGCGCCGTATCTTGAACTCTGGCAAGAATTCTAGCAAGCGCAGCGTCAGTGAAACCAAAAAGAAGTATGTCGCAGCACAACAGGGTTGGAAATGTGGGGACTGTCAGCGTCAATTACCCGCGTGGTTTGAAGTGGACCACGTCATCGCTTTAGAACACGGCGGTTCCAATCACGTAGATAATTTAGTCGCTTTGTGTCGGGATTGCCACGGAAAAAAGACGGCGATGTCGTTCCTCTAGAAACGCGATGCGAAGGCCGCATTAATATATATTATAATTATAACTGGGTGTCATTATAATTATAGTATTTCAAAAATTATGAATCCAGCGTCGGTACCAGCGAGTCCGACTGCACCAATAGAACAATCATTACACATAAAAAAATTATTGAACTACCTACCTATCATCATATTGGTGGTTATTTTGCTAATAGGGTTCATATCATGGGACCTTATGGAAAATAATTGGGCGGTGTTTACAACGCTACTCATCGTATGTTTATTTGCCGGTTTCGTCAATTTTCTGAACCCATTCCGATTTCTTCAAGCAAAAGAGAATAATAAATTACTGATTCCACAAGGAGCGTCAGGAATGACAATGGATGTATGGAAGTGGGTTTTTACGAGTGTCGCAATTATTCTCGGCGTTATTTTAGGTTTCACTAGTTTGGCTGCTTATCGCGAAAAGGATGCCGACCCGTCAAAAGCTTTAATGGGTATTGGTGGAACTATACTCATTCTTATGTTGATACCAATGTTCGCGGCAATTGTAAAAGGTTTTGGTGATGGTACTTGGTTTCAAAATGTATTTCCACGTCTATATAACTTGTTCAATGATAATTTCACAACAACGCGCATTATTGGGGGAATCATTGCTTGTATCGTGTTTGGCGTGCCACTTGTAGTTCGTGGAAAGCAAATTGAGGATAAAATGAAGGATAATACAATCACAAAAGAAGACAAAACGCAACTATCAAATGACCTCGCATTGAGTAGCGCAAATACATTGTTAAGCATCGGCCTCATTTTACAAATCGTTGGATTCGCGATTGTCGCATATTGGATTTGGCAAAATAATACTGTGGAACCCCGCCTTTCAAAAGGATTATCCGGTTTTTTTATGGTGGTGCTTTTAATAATTGGTCCTATTCTTATCACCGGAAGTCAGAAAAAATCGAATATATATTTCAATAAGGCCGAAACTGAACAAGGTTCATTTGAAAACAAACCACTTCTCGCCCACGGGATTATTTATCTTATTCTTGGTCTCGTATTTTCAATATTGTTACTAGGTTCATTTTCATTAACACAAATTACCTTCTATAAAGGAGGGTTATTTACATTACTTCTCGCGTTTATCGTATTCATTAATGTATCCATCGGTTATGTTATTGATGAAACAAGTGAAAAAAATAAACCAGTAGACCGTAGTAGCCCATATTACGAACAACTGAAAGCAGAAGTAATAAAAGACCTTAATAAAAATAACCCAGCGGGTCCTGGCGCGGATATTACAAGCGAACAGATAGACGCAAAAATGCAAGAACGGCTCAACGAAAAAATCAAAACACCAAACCACGCCGTAATGGGTGTATTTTACACATTGTCAATCATTATCACGGTATTTATTTTGATGTTCTACAATATCCGCTTGAAATTAGCGCATTGCGGTATAATACCTGATTCATTTGGTCTATGGGATGCGTTTTCATATGTGTTTAGAGCTCCACCCGATTGCACGGTAGCTACCGGTACCAAATTGTCTGTTTTGAACGCGGATTATCCTGAAAAGGTGAAACAAGACAAAATGTTATCAAGTGACTGGGACACCATTTTATCCAATAAGAACGCGACCAATGATTTCAGCCAAATGTTTGTCCGTTTCGCCAAATTGTTCTCACTAATACCCTTTCTATCCGTGATTTTGATTATTATGTGGGTCTCTATTCTTTTTACAAATATTACAACATCTCCCAGAACAAGTGATTGGATTGCCAATACATTCACCGGAGATATGTTCCCTCGTGTAAAAGAACTCATTGACACCTTTTTCATTGTTTTGATTGTTGGTCTCTTACTATGCGCCATTTTATTGCTTCCAATTGTGAAAGAACTTAATGTTGGCGGTCTTGATTCCATCTTAAAGTTTGCCGAGTCTATTCAGGTGTGGCAATATAATGATAATAGTGCGGCCAATCCGGATAAAAAATGGAACTGGGTCTTTGCCATCGTTGGATTCTGTGCGATATTCTTTATTGTATTGTCCCCGTGGTGGAAATATTTGACGCAAGACCGCGCGACTGATAATAAATTACCAGTGATCCCCGAAAATTGGGGGTGGTTTATCGGATTTGTTGTTCTTTGGGCAACTTCGTCTCTTCCTGCGTGGTTTCATAGTCTACCCAAAGTAGGGTCACCCACTGACCCGAATTTCGAAAAAGAGTCTATTTTCACACGCGGTGTTCGTCTTCTTTTGACCACAGTGTATTTGATTCCTTGGCTCATTGTAACAATATTCAAGGTTATTCTTTACGGCATCGGGTCATTGACTGGCGTGGAAGCCATCAAGGAAAAATACAATGAAGAGTTTGATAAACTTGATTTTACGAAATGGACTTCTAAAACAGACCTTCGTATGTTCCCGTTGGATGACAAACTCATCAGTCCAGCAAGTGTAACATCCATAGCAGCAGTGGCACCGGCACCGGCACCGGCACCGGCCCCTGGAACAGCTCCCCCCGCGACATCCGAACCTGTCGGCATCGACGAAACCAAAGTCAGCGCCATCGGTAAACTCATCAAGGTTATCCTACTAACAGTTTCATTCGTTATATTGATTCTCTCGGTCATTTATTATGTATACAAGATTGACGCAACCAATCGCGCAGGCGGCGTGGAGCAAGATGTGGCCGACGGCGGGTTCGTCGCGCAGATGAACTCTCCCACCGCACACACCATTTACGTCATTATGGCCATCGTCGCCATTGCCGGGTTCGTCGCCCACCTCCGAGAGAAATTCAAGAGCGCAAATGCGGAGAAGTCCCCCGAAGACTACCTTTTCAATGATATGAAACCCGAAGATGCGAATAGTCCGATGCGTCAACTCACCTTTGCGCTGACCCACATTATTTACATCGTGCTGATGATTATTGTCTGGGTATATGACCGTGATGTCGACGACAAGAACCGAATGTCGGTAACTGGTATGACCGTATTGGGTATCGCGATTCTCTTTTTTCATTATGGTTTAGAATTCATCGATAATCGCCTGCCGAGAGAACCGGGGGCGGGTGCCAGCGCACCTCCAAAGATGGCGCCATTGCGAAACCTCCTTTCCAATGTCCGATTCATTATGAATACGGTGTTCTTCATCGTGTTATGTGCCCTCGCATATTACAAGCAACACGGTGTAATGGTAGCACTCATCGTGTTTATGTTTCTGTTCCATCTCACGAAATCCATCCTCGGTCTGAAGTTATTGAAATTCTTATGGGCGTGTATTCTCTATATTCCTTGTTTGTTCCTCGACTTCCTTCAGAGTTCGCAATCCGCGGTGGGAGATACAACACGCCCCATCTGGATTATCGTCGCCATTGAACTCCTGCTTATCGCCATCTTATATGGCGGACCTTATCTCCTGAACTACATTGGAGCTTCCGCATCGCAAATGGTGGGCGCACCTGTTCCACTCAATCCGCAATACGATACCAACTTGACGACGCAGAGTCCGAAAGTATTCATTTTCCATAATACCGGAATCGACCGAACACCGGAAGACAAGGCAGCAAACTGCCCTGTTGAAGAGAAGAAACGGTATCACTACGCCATTTCAGGTTGGTTCCTCTTGAATAATTCGGTAACTACCAAGAACCGGGATTTAGAGATATTCAACTTTGGAGATACTCCCAAAATGACATATAATCCATATACCAATGAACTGAAGTTAACAAGTGCGACTGTGAATATAACAACCGGAAATTCTGAAGTCACTGAAGTGTATAACTCACGCAAACAATACAATGCGCTTACGAAGGCATCATCTGCGGCGGATGGGTCGGCGCAACGAAAGACGAAATTCCAGATGCTGACCGAAGACGATGAACTCGACGCGGATATTCCTCTTCAACGATGGAACTATTTCGTCGTGAATTATGATGGCAAGACGATGGACCTCTTCTTGAATAATAAACTTATCAATCGTAGTGATTTTTTAATGCCGGATATTCAACTGAAACCGATTACTGTCGGTACCAAAGATGGTCTTAATGGCAGTATGTGTAACTTCGCATTTCATAAATATCCGCTGACCAAGGAACAGATTCGGTGGACGTATACAATGCTGAAGTCACAGGACCCTCCAATGATAGGAATGAAAACGATACAAGATGAGGTGAAGGAGGCAGGAACCACGACGATGTATACGCGATAAGCGCGGAGTGGAGCCAGCGACGCGAAAAATATAATCCGAATACATATTATACTATCAAATGAACTCCAAACTCGTTCTCGCAGTTATTGTTATTCTTTTGTTGCTCTATGTTATTTTTAAGGCACTTACGACAACCTACACCAGTTTAGGAATGATGCAAAAATGGAGCAACCAAACTACACTCACCGGTTCAAACTTGCCGAACAGTTTTAAGGCGAACAGTGCGATTTCGATGTGGTTCTATATTAAAAACTGGAGGTCAGGTACGAAAATCATTCAATTCAAGAAGGGTTCAGCAGATACATTATTCCAGGTCCAATTCAAGAACGCAAACGAGAATACGATACAGATTTTCCCCAGGTCGGGCACGTCGGTAAGCGGCGAGGACTGCGAAGTCTCTGAATTTCCGCTTCAGAAATGGGTGAATCTCATTGTCAGTTTCAATGGTTCCGCAATGGATGTTTATGTCGACGGAAAGTTGGTGAAATCGTGCGTTGTAAACCAAGGTTCCAGACTCAATGGAACGGATATGATTATTTTAGGCGACGAAGCAACAAAAGACAACGATGTTGGTTTTATCACCAATGTCAAACTGAAGGCAGCACCGATTGCGCCACAAGAAGCGTGGGATATCTACTCGCAAGGATTTGGCGGAAGCCCCTGGAGCGACCTTCTCAACAAATACAAGGTGAAGTTGAGTTTCATTGTGGATAATCAGGAACAAGCAAGTGTCAGCACATAATCGCAGCAAAGAGCGAACAATATATGACTTTATGGAGTAACAATATACGACTTTCAGGCGTATATTGTTTTTTTATTTGATATATATAATCATACCAAATTACAATTGATAAAAAATGAGTGACAGCGGTAACGGAGGCGGAGGCGGTATTTTTAGTGGATTTTCAAAACCATCTGACGCAGGTCTTTCTTCTTCGGGTATGTCTGGAAGCAGTGGTAGCGGATTCGGTTTACGTGAATTTATGGAATCCAACAGTCTCGTCGCAAAGTTCGCCTTTATTCTGATGGTATTTATTGTCTTAACAACCGCAATCAAACTCTCCATTATTGGACTCTCGTATTTGATGCTTCCATCGATGTCACCCTATGTCCTGGATGGAACCGCAAATACGGAAGACCTCGCAATCAATGTATCACAAGACCCTGCGCAAAAGGATTCCGTATTTATCGCCAGGTCAATGAATGAGGACGGTGGTTTAGAATATACGTGGTCGGCGTGGTTTTATATCAATCAAGTCCCGATTGATTTGGGAAAATACTCTCGAATCTTTAGCAAGGGTGGCGAAGGAACAAAGTCGAGCGAAGACGGAATTTACTACCCCAATAACGCACCAGGTATGTATATCAAATTTTCTGATGATGTAACTGCGACAAACCCGGATAGGACAGATAAAGGTCGTAATGTGTCTTTATTGGCAGTCGTGGATGTAAGCGGTAAAAGTGACAAATCGGGTCGCGAAAATCTACACGAGAAACTCATTGCGACCGATATTCCTATCAAGAACTGGGTAAACGCGGTCATCCGTGTCACCAATAACGTGATTGATTTGTATATCAATGGTCGTTTAGCACAGCGCCGCAAGACCGCAGGCATCCCGCTTCAGAATTACGGCAAGGTGAATATCGGTGAAGACAAGGCGAAGAACCGTTTTAGTGGTTATATATCCACCATCCAGTATTTTAATTATTCGATTGGTTCAACGAAAATCAAGAGCATTGTTGACGAAGGACCCAAATTAAAGATGATAACAACATCAGGTGCCGGTTCAGAAGCCACGAAGAATGTCGGTTCATACCTCTCTAATAATTGGTATATGCGATAATATTTTTTTACACTGAGATATCAGCGATACGGCGTTACAGCAACCATCGATATATATATATACATACGTGTAAAAAAATATAAATGTTAATACCGGGAGCAATAAACCCGACTTGGATACCAGATTTACAGCAAGATAATCCAAATGACCCTGACAACCCAGGCGACGTCTATTTTGAGATTGAAGGAGAAGGCCTAGAGGCAACACGTTTCAATGTTTATTCATTGACATACGGAACTACATTTACGTTGATAGATGGGACATTTACAATACCAGTTAACGGTAGTCCGCCGCGTAATACCGATGTTCCAACCGAACTACTGAACCTACGTAGCACTCTTATCGGTGTCATTCCACTGGTAGACATTCAATCCAATCACACCCGCACTCCTATAACGATTTCATTTCCAGCAAACAACGCATCGATTTCCATTGTTTCATTCAGTACATATTATAATATTATTCCGCAACCGTCATCTGACTCATTTAACCAAGTGGAGGTCTACACGCGACCTGGAGCAACCGAAATTCGTATTCCTTATCGTCACGCGCTCGTGATTAACGGTATTTATGATTCATCTGGCGTTTTCACATACGGCCAAACCAGCGCACTTTTTCGGATGGAAATAAAACAGGCGGCGTATCAGGCATCTGGTATTGATGGTGACACGATTTCATACAATGAGAAAAAAATCCTACTTCCAATTACGTTATTAAAAGCAAGTTCTTCATTGACATTAAAACCATTCTCTGGTGAAGGAAAATACACTATACCAAACGCGGACAGTAATGGCATCATCACACGTGAATATCTGGATGGTTTTATTGAGCTCAATATCACGGATTTTGCGACAACCACGCGTAAAAAAATTATTGACGGAACCTTGGATTACGAAAACATTATTTATTATATCTCACGTGGTGCGGGTGACCGTGATTTCGTATTCAGCAACGACAACATCACCATAGTTGAAAATCTTATTACATTCAAAAAAGTGACGCTCTTGGCGGATGGGACAATTGCACCAATACGTATTCTTTTTCTTCAGGAAGAGACACCTGTCTACAATCGTTCGACCCAGCGAATTGGCGAGTCGTCTGGATTTACCACTACAATTCGCTTGAATATTATTAAATCCTTGCCAACATTTGTCGGACAAATACCGGCAGTGAATACAGGACTCGCTTCTACTGTATATCGTCTCGCAGATATGAATAAAATGACGACAGAGGGGTCATTTGTTCTTACACCTCCTGCGTCAAACAATACCGACGCGGAAGCCGCATTTACATTTTCATCTTCCAATGAGAGTCTGGTGAAAATACGTGTTACCGGCGCAGGTGCGAGCACGGTGTATACCGCATTTATCTATGGGTCTGGAACCGCCACCATTACAGTGACACAACCTGCGACGACGAACTTCAACGCAAAAACCGCCATATTTGATGTCAATGTCTTTGAAATCACCCCCGCGGTCATCAACTGTAATACAAACCTCTTTTATACCAACCCATACAATCGCGAATTCTGGACGCGGTTCAAACCCGAATGTCGTCCGTCAAATCTAGTAGACGCGGCAACCGGTCGCGCGTTGACAGCAACCGAAATCGATGAGATACACGATATGCGCCGCAAGGCTGAGATTCTCAAATATAACAAAAATGTTGGTGGGTTTACGAAAAATCAAAAATATGCGAAAGCATCGCGCGGGGAATTAATGCGAAAAATCGGGAATGAAAATAACTATTTGTCTCAATCAACGGGTGGTCTTGGGGGTGTGTTTACATTGACGTGTCCAACAACGCCGGCCAATCGCGCTATTCTTTGTGGCCTTACAAGCGCGTGTGGTGTTCCTGGAAAAGAGCGTTTATTGTGCCTTGACCCATCTGTGAATCTCTACAATTATCGGCGAACATACGAATATAAGGCGGGTCTTCAAGTCACATTGAATATACCAACAACAGTTCTTACAGAACCCACGAATTTACGCATTACGGAATACGATAACAGCAATAATCGGATTACGCTTGTATGGGATGCGCCGGATTCCAATGGCGGGTTTCCCATTACTGGATATGTGATTACGTATTCGGTAGACAATAAGACTTGGGCGCCATATAAAAGCGTCTTTCCCTATAAACCGCCCGCGGGAGTCGTCGCTGAGTTTAATAAAATATCCGGAGAAATCAACGGAAATTCGGTAGTATTTGAGCGCATACCGGGGTCGGTTGAAATCCGCGCGAATACGGTATACTATATATCGGTGTTTTCAGGGAACGTGCGTGGATTATCAAGCGTTCCTGCGACCATCACGATTAAGACATCATCAGTTCCGTCGATTATTTCGGATTTTGGATTTTATACACCAGTAGATGAACGCCAAAACTTGATGGTGGATTTAAAATGGACGGACCCGGCAAATACGGGTGTCGCTGTGGGGGCGTATAATGGGCCGCCTGTAACTCAATACAATATTTACTACCGGAAGGTTCAAACAACGATAACTGCTGCGGCAGCAGATGGCGCAGCAAGTTGGACGAAACAAACACTTGATATAAGTAGTGTCATTGTTGGAGTGAATGCGGGGGGTAGTGCTTTAACACGGCGGTATATTCTGCGAAATCTTCTCAATGAAAACAAATATCAAATCAAGATTGAACCCATCAATTCGGTGGGGATTGGTCCTGAATCTGCGATTATCACCGCGCGAACACTAATGAAACCGGGTGCGCCGACTAACATCATATTGTCGGCCAAATATGGATTATTACCACCATCATTTACCGACATCACTAGGAACTATATTAATGTTGTGTGGAGTAAACCAGATACAGGAGGAAGTCCAATTAAGTT